GATGAAGTATCAATCAGCGGAAAGGATGTGAGGGAGGAGCAATCCCGCCATGCGCTTTTAAAGCCAAGCCCGGTTCCTGATGATGTATCGATCAACGGGAAGGATGTGAGGGAGGTGCAGCCACGCCATGAATTGTCGAAGCTCGTTCCCGATGAAGTATTGATCAACGGAAAGGATGTGAGGGTGGAGCAGTTACGCCATGTCTGGCTGAAGTTCGTCCCCGATGAAGTATTGATCAACGGAAAGGATGTAAGTGAGGAGCAGTTATACCATGTGCCGTCGAAGTTCGTCCCCGATGAAGTGTCGATTAACGGAAAGGATTTAAGTGAGGAGCAGCTTGTCCATGCGCGGGAGAAGCTCGTAACACTCCCAAATGCACTCCTCGCTGCTGCCCCTTTGTCGACAAAATACGCTTCGATGTTTGTTATCTCAGAGTCGCTCAACTGCGAAGGCGTAATAAGGTAGCCAATGACGTTCTTCAAGAAACCGTTACCTGGCGATGCTGCCACCCCACGCGCTTGCAGGTCGTATTGCGTAGATGCATTAAGGAAGATGTTCGCGCTATAGGTTCCCTCTAGCGTTGCCACGACGATAGTGCCGTTGACCGCTGATGAATCCGTTGTGAACTCATACTCGTCGTCAACAAGATCCATCAAGAGATACGGTTGGCTTCCACCCGTGGGGATCTTCGCGACAGCTTGCTCACTGGATACCGTCTGTGTTGCATCAGGCCCACCACTCACCTTATTATCCAAGGTGGCCACTAGGTCTCCCTCTGTTGCTGCTACGTCACCCGCAGCAAGCATCGAGGTGTCCATGTCAAACCATATGACTGGATTAAGGGATGAGGGGTCAAATCCCAACGTGCGAAAGAAACCGGGCAAGGCGAATGGCATTACTGTAGTGGGAGAATGGTGGCGTTTACTTTGTTGGATGCGTAGGCATACCAAGTGATCTGGGCCTGCTCGCTAGCTCCAAGGGCTGAGATGTCAGACAGAGCACCAGCAGAGACGAACCATCCAGAGGCCAGCGTGAGACCGTGGCCCCCTGTGCCGTCCTGAGTGATAGTAAGCACTCCTGACGCTCCCTCTGCTAGGTTTGAGGGCAATGAGAGCGTCCTGCTTGCCGTCAGCGTCACCTTGGCATTGTGACCATCCTCGAGATCGTATGTGATCGTCGCAGCATCTGTGAGAGTCTGAGGAGTTCCAACGAATCCACCAGCAGTCACCGTGCCGGATGCGTCGAGGTCTTTCGTGAAGACCTCCCTCCATCGAGCGTTGGATGCGCCGATGTCAAACGCATTAGTTGAGCGAGGACTCACACTCTTCGCTTGCACATTGCCGAATCCATCTACAGAGAAGTTTCTAGCGCTATTAGTTTGCACCTCTAGCGCATACTGGCTTCCCACGGTTGGCGTATTGAATACCCCCTCGCCAGCAGTCACCGTGCCTGTTGCTGAGACATCCACAGCATAGACATCCGTGGCGATGGTGTCAGTTGTGGTGAGAGTGGCGAACGTTGGCGAGTCTGTGGTGTTGAGATCCTGGTCGAAGCTGGAACCTCCACCCGCTGCGTCGATTGCCGCTTGCTGGGCAGTTGAGACAGGCTTGTTCATGTCGCTGGTATTGTCCACGTTATCGAGACCAACATCATCCTTGGTGAGCGCATCGAGTGCTGCCTGTTGCGCGGTTGATACAGGCTTATCCTCGTCGCTTGTGTTGTCTACGTTACCGAGGCCGACCTGAGCTTTTGCGGTGGGCTGATACAAGGAGTCCCACGCAGATCCGTTGTAGATCCATGTGACTGACCCCTCAGTGTGAGAGTCGCCCTGATTTGGTGCTGATGGGAAGTTGATTGCCATGATTTGTATTAGGTTGGGATGTCGCTTACGATGTTCGCCGCTGTCATGTTATACATTACAAAATCGCAGTTTGCGGCAGATCCACTGTCTTGAAGTGTTGGGTATGTGTCCCCATCCCCCATTCTCCACCAGTGCAATGGTGGGTTGGTCAACTCGGAGAGGTCGAAAGGTGTGCCACTGTTGTAGATGCTGGAAACATTAAATGTCTCGTCACTGTTCCAGATGGCGAACTCATCAATCTTCTCACCTGTAAGGGTGTTTCCTGAGACTAACTTGCCTAGTCGTAGGTTCTGACCGCTGATCGACCCCGTGTAACCGTAATTTGAGTGGCTATTGCTAGTGGTCTGAGAAACGGAGTCCACGAAAATCTCAAAGCGCCCGTAGTAATTGCTCAGTGATCCGCTGCCTGCCCCCGTTGTGCCACCGTCATAAGTGACAATAACGTGCTGCCAGACGTTAGCAGTTAGGGCTGAGGATGTCTGGAGTCTGACATGGTTATTATTGCTCCCGTAATTCAATCGGAGCTTGTTGGTATTCGTTATCCTCAGCTCGACATAACCGCCATTCGTCGTGTCATTGCTGCCGTAATAGAAGACAACCCGCCCATTGTTGGAGTTGGTGGGTTTGATGAAGAAGGAGATCGTCCAAGCGTCACCCGATCCACTACCATTGCTAGACCGGCCCAGCGTAGAATCCAGCAGCGCCGCATTAGCTCCAGCGTAATCCTGGTTGTCAAACTGCACACTTTTGGTATTAGCGAACGGAGGAGTTGAGACGGTCAACACGATGGTCTCGCTATCCTCACCGTTGTAATTGATAGCCTTGACGGGGATGTTGTAAGTCCCAACTGCTAGACTGGAACCACCGATCAGCTTACGGGGATTCTCCTGCACGGTGTTGACCCCACTGACGTTCGAGAGATCCCACTCGTAAGATACCCCGTGTGTCGCAGTCAGCTCGTAATTGATGCTCTCACCCTCCACTAGGGAGATGGTGAGGGGACTGGTAATGTCAGGAAGAGACTCAGTTGGCGTTCCTGTGTTTTGAAACATGGCATTGAGCGCATCACAAACCTCGACAGGGTTAGCGCCATAGGTGGCATCATTCTCGTCAACAAAGTCACCGAAGGGCATGTCAGACACCAGCTCGATATTCTTGGCGAGATCATTGATACTACACGTTCCGTTGTCGACGCTGGCTTGCAGACTGTTGAGGAACTGCACACCATTAGCGTCCTCGATGAAGATGGCGTGTGCCCCGCTGTGACGGTAGATTTTTACTGACATGATTAGAATAGTTGGATGGATGCGTAGACACCAGCATTCTGCACTGTTCCTGGCGTTGAAAGGCGAATCTGTAGCTTGCCGGGGTTGTTCTTGGTGTTTGTGTCCCCCATGTAGATAGGGAAGGTTGTGACGCGCTGATAGGCGATCCCTGAGCCACTATCGAGGCGCTCCGCTAAGAAGTTGAGTGCATACTCACCAGCGCCTCCACCGAGGACATAGCGCATCTCAAGCAGAGCGTTGTTTGTGTTAGGGGTGACGGTGATGTCATTACGAAGCGCGATCTCGCTACCCAGTGGCAGATCCGTGAAATCCAAGTATCCTGTAGAAGCGTCAAGCACCTCGGAGACTGACTGAGGTTTGTATCCCTTATTGGTAAACGCTCCCGCGCCATCATTGGGGACATCAGTCCATGTGTTTGCTGAGATAGAGAAGGAGCCGCTAGCATCGTTGTAGTCCATCCATCCAGTCTTGGAGGTGGATACTGGGACACCGCCACCGCTTACACTCACCCATTGGCCGGAGCTACCATCTAGATAGTAGGTGTAGAGTTGCCCGAGAAGGCTATTGAACCACAGATCACCATCCTCGGGCGAAAGTGGGGCGGTCTCTGAAATCGTGAGAGGCTCAGTCTTAGTATCAAGGGCTGCCTGTGTCGCGGTGGAGATAGGCTTGTCTAGGTCGCTAGTGTTGTTGACGTGCCCAAGACCAATGTCGGTCTTATTCTCGACGTGAGGACTCTGAGCGTGATCGTAGGCGTATTTGCCGCGATCCCCCTGATACGCGGTGGTGGTGGTCTCCCCTAGCGTCAGACCGTAGTCTACGCCGCTAGAGACCTTGACCGCATCACCCTCATTGGAGACGATGTAGAGATCAGCACCTGTGCCATTCTTTACGAAATAAATTGAATCCTCTTCCAGCGAAGGGGGGAGAGCGAGAACTTTGTGAATCTTCATATTACCATTCGTCAGCGCCTTGAGACCATCCCTCGAGAACATCGGGGACTGGGATTGAGGTGCAAGTATTAAGGCTAGCATACTGTCCTCGTCTAAATCTGTCTGAGCTATTCCAACCCACCTTAGTCAGTGGGGATCTTGAAAGCAGTCGCTCAATAGGGCTATTCTCTCCACTACCCACTTCCATCGCGTCCACGGTGCGAGCGTCCTCAAGCCTTCTGCGATAGAGTCTCTCTAAGTCTTCGGCAGAGATGCCGTCTGTGGTGATCTGCCTAGCCACCTTCATGGCGATCTTCACCGAGACCACATCAGCAAGCAGGGTATCCCACTGCGAAACATCATCCTCCCAGCGAACGTAGCGCAGGTAAACCTCACCGACATCAGCGAGTAATTGGCGACCATTGAGATCAAAGAATTCAGCCTTCTCGCTCCACGGCTCACCGTTAATGTCGAGGATGCGGAGGCAGTCAGTAGGAAGTTGGTAGGCGTGAGCGTATCCGAAGTTGCCGTTCTGAAGCGGATCACCAGAGATCCGGCTAAGTTTCGACCTTCCAATGCAGCAAGACCAGCGATGGGTTCGGATGACCTCTTTCGCCGCCTGGTCGAAGATCCCATTGATAGCTCTAGCCTTCGAGTCTTCGTCGTTCAAATTGACGATTGATCCCGCTGACAGGTATGAAAGGGCGTTGTTTGCGATTTGAGTTCTTGTCTGCATATCTAATTAAGTAAAAAGAGGGACGGAAGCCTTGACCCCCGCCCCCCTTTGAGGTTCCCAACGAGGAATTTTCTATCGAACGTAGTAAGCGATGCTCACACGCTGAGTGCCAGCAGTAGGAGATCCACCAGCAACAGTGACCTTGAGATCAGCTTCGGCTGCGACCTTGATAAGCTCATGGCCATCAGTGTCGAAGAAGCGAGTCCCGGCAGAAGCGATGCTCACCCCATTGCCGTATCCGTCAGGATCAGCAGTGGTTCCGATGTCAAGAGTGACACCAGACTGAGCACCTCCGATGATCGAGCTTTTGGCAGGATCAACGAGAGCACCAGCAGGGATGTTGCCGAGGAGAGTGATCACGTCAGCAGAACCCTCATCACCAACGAAGGTGATGGAGTCATTGAGGAAGCGAACACGCCCAGCAGCTTCGATGCCGTCAGCGGGATTCCCGTGGTTGGCATAGTCAGCTTGGAGTTTTGATTGTGTAACAGGCATTTTATTATTCTATTAGTTGTTAAATGTTTGAGGATTATCCGATGCAAGGAACTTTCCAGACACCCTTGTCCCAGATGCGGCTGAAGCCCCAGTCCCAGTAGAACACAGACTGAACGCTGTGGTTCTTGGTGGGGAGACGATCCAGCTCATGAACGGGCATTTCGTTGTATCCGAACTTAACGGAACCTTTGTGGAAGGCCACACAGGTCTTGATACCAGCAGCTTCAGGGAGGTTGTTGTCATCAACGGACATGGTGAAGCCCATGCAGTCAGTGAGGATACCAGAAGCAACCTGCTCGAGTTGAGCGGAGGCTTGGTCGCGGTTGCGGATCTTCTCGTCCTGGAGGAGTTGGAGAACCTGGTCGGAGCTGAGGATCAATCCAAACGGAGAAGGATTGTTGGTGCTTCCGTCCTGAGACATGACATCAAGCTTGGAAAGCTCAGTGCGGAGCTTCATGAGCTTGTCGTAGGACATGCCCTTGTCAGCACCAGCAGCGCCGCCAGCGAAGTCATAGTTTACAGGGATGGTGTAGGTGGAGTCGAAAGCAGGGTAGCTTACAACGCCATTAGCAGCGACCTCAATAGCGTTACCAAGGAGACCACCATTCTTACCGGCCTCACCGACAATGATCTTGTCCATGTGACGGGCAGCTTCGGCCTTCTGGTTGGCAATAGAGACGGGGATCTGACTCTCACCAGTGCCAAACTTCTTCTCAGTAACCCGGTCAAAGATGAGGGGTGACTTGTAAGGAGAGGTGGTGACGCGGCGCTTCCCGAAGGTAGCAACGTCTGGAGAGGTCTCACCGTAAAGATCGGTGATCGCGCTGATGGAATCAGTCTTGTTAGCGAGAGGGAATTCACGATACTCACCATTGACGGCGACTTGATCGCAAAGTCCAATCGAACGACTGCGGACTTGTTGGAATTCGACATCGTAGCGATCCTCGAATTCTGGACGGTAGGACTCCACTGATGGGAGTGACAGGTTATTAGCCATTATCTTGTTTTCTGTTTGTTTGTTTATTTGATGGAGCGAAAGACGCTCGCCTTGGAGTTGAGGGTCTATCCCCTCTGTCTTTCGGGGCTGAATCAACAGGAGGTGGCAGATGAAAATCTGGGCTCCATCACGAACAGGTGGCCGAACAAGATCACTATTAATGTAGAGATCACATTCTGACTACCTTTTAAGTCATCACCACCGACAACAAACCCCCGCACCCGTGAGGATGCGAGGGCTTGCGCTATGAACAGGGAGGTGAACGACTCCTCCCAACCAACAAAATCTATTGACCGTATGCCTTCAGCTGGTCTGAGATTGACTTGTATTCCTGATGGTCGGCCTCACTCTTCCAGCCGCCGGAACTCGACATGATCAACTCACGCTTGCGATCCTGTAGACCCTTGATGTCCGTGGGCATTGCGCGACCAGTGGGGAGACCGGCAGGCATATTGCGCTCGACACTCTGCTTCATCACACGAAGGAAGGCAGGATCATTCATCATGGCTGCATGGAGTGGATTGCTTGTGACAATCTCACCAGTCTCAGACTTCTCATACTCGAAGCCCATGCCGCGACCCAGATCGGACAGCAGGAACTCTCCCAGCTGGTCATCGAACTTGGCTTTCAACTCCTCACCACCTAATTCAGCGGTCAGGAGCTTGTGAGTCTCCTCGCGAGTCTTATCGAACTCTGCATTTGCGGTCTCCTGATGCGACTGAACCATCCCCTCCACCAGCTGAGTGTGTGCAGCGAATAGCTCCTGCATTGCCTCTGGTGTGTTGACTGGGTGCTTGGTAGCCCATTCCGAGACCATAGAGGCGAGATTGTCGTCGATCTCAGT